GATGTTGCCGGTCGACTGGTCGCTCTTTTGCAGCTGCGGCACGGACAGCTTCAGGCGCACCGCCGAGATCGTCAGGTTCGTCAGGGACTGCACCCACGCGGCCGTCGACTTCAGCTCGACGCCGACTGCGACTTCGTTCTCGACGCCGGCGAAACCGGCCATCGCGGCCTGGTCCTGCGTGCCCGAGCGCGAGTCGATCACGACGTTCGTGAAGTTGAACGTGCCGTCGGCGTTGGCGACCGGCGTCCCGTTGAGGTACACGTCCTGCATCGGGTTGCTGCCGCCGTGCACGAAGCCGCGCATCGTGCCTTCGCCGAGGATGTCGATGATCCGCGCGCGCTCGGTGCTGACGAGGCTGTCGGGCGCTTCCGAGGCCGAGCCCTGCGAGCCGCTGCCGCCTTTGAACCCTTCGATCGCCGTATCCATCACGGGCTCCCCACGACTCGCGGCGAGCCCGAGCCGGTCCACATGCCACCGCCCATGAAGCCGTGCTTGAGGAAGCCGATCAGGCCGTCGTAGGTCGGGACGTAGGCGGTGTCGACGGTGTCGATGCCGGCGCTGGCCACCGCGCTACCGATCGTCATCGGGCCGCCGTAGTACAGCGGCACTGGATGGCCCTGGGCCTCGGTGTTGACCGGGCCGTTGAAGTTGTAGCTCGGCGTGTTGGCGGCCCCATCCTTGGCCGAGATGCCCTTCGGCGCCGGCGTCAGCAGCTGGACCACACCACCAGCGATCATGCCGGCGCCCGCCGCGTACATCGCCGTAACCATCGGCCCGGTCAGGTACCCGAACGGGTTGAAGTACGCGACCGCGATGATGACGACGCCGACGAGGATCTGCAACACGCCGCCGCTCTTGGCGCCCAGCAGGATCGGCGCGACGCGGATGTCGTCGTTCGCCGGGAGCGTCAGGTGCTCCGCAGGCAGGTTGCGCTTGCCAACGAACACGGCGAAGCCGATGCCCTTTTCCTTGGCCTGGGCCAGGTACTCGCGCACGCCGGCGACCTGGGACATCAGCGCGGCGAACGCCTCGGCCGGCGTGCCGCTGTCCAGATCGAAACGATGCGACCGGCCGAAGCGCGCGCCCATCGGGCCGTAGAGCCTCAGCGTTCGCATCATGGCGTGAAATCCTTGTGACGGATGATGAGGCGAGTGTATTCCGCCCACATGCCGCCGTAAACGTCGCGTGAAGACAGGCGGCCGTAAAGGTGGTGCAGGAACAGGCTGCGGCCCTCGTCGAGGTAGACCCCCGCGTGGTTCGGCACGCCATTCTTGGAGCGCACCTGCATCAGGATCGCGTCGCCGCGGCGGATCGGCTCGCCCGCGGGCAACGGCTCGAAGCCAGCCTCGCGGAAGTGCGCGGTGTAGAGGTCCGAGCGGCCGTCGTCCCACCAGCCATCGGTGCGCTCGAAGTCGGGCAGCACGATCCCGGCCTCGCGCGCGTACCAGTCCCGGCAGAGCGTGTAGCAGTCGAGGACGCCGTGAAAGAACTGCCGCCCGACCAGCGGCGCGCCGTAGCCTGACGGCTGGAACCGATGCACCTCGCCGGCGCCGGCGGCCGTCACCGCCGCGATGTACCACGGCAGGCCGGACGCTTCGCACGCCACCAGATCGCCCTCGCTCGGCCGCGCCGGCACGTCCGGGTGCGAGTGGCCCACCGCAATCACGTCGCCGAGGTCTTCCGCCGCGGCGTAGTCTTCCGGGTGCAGGCGGAACTGCTCGGTCGGGTTCGCCGCCTGGTTGCGGCACGGCACGTAGCGCTCGCGACCCTTGACGACGATGAACAGGCCACAGCACTCGCGCGGGTACTCCGCAACCGCATGGCCGCGGAACGCTTCCAACGTCTCGGGCGTCATGTGCGCGTCAGCGACGTGGCGGGGAAGCCGCCGAACGGCAGCGGGCCATTCTGTCCGAAGCGGAAGCGGCACCCGGTCAGCGTGCCGCTGCAATCGTCCGCTGCCGGGTCGGTGGTGGCCACGTCGTTGACGGTTGCGACCGGGCCGCCAGTGTAGCCGCAATAGGGGCCGCGGTAGCCGCTGCGCACGCCCCGGGCCTGGCCGCCCAGCGTGATCCAGGTGCACACGTCGGCGATCATCTGGCGCCGCGGCAGCTGCACCGTGCCGACGTCCATCGCGTTGCTCAGCTCGAACTCCACGACGTCACTCGTGTCAAGCGACTTGCGCTCGACGATCCACAGCTCCGGCGGATGTTCCTGCGTCGGATCCGCGCCGGGCTGGCCGTCCAGGAACTGCTCGTAGGTATCGTGCACCGTGAGCTCGGCGCCGAGCAGATCCTGGTACTGGTAGCACAGCGTCGAGATCGCGCCGCCGATGTTGCCGATGCGCACCTTCGGCACCGGCTGCTGGTCGCCGGTCTTCTCGAAGCCTTCGGTCTCGATCGGCGCCGGGCTGTACGCGACGCCCTGCCAGGTGATCGTCCCGGCCTGCGGGTAGCCGTGGAAGTACAGCACGTCGCCGGCGCCGCCGCCGGTGATCGGACGCATGTCGAATTGGTACAGGCGCACGCGCGCGCCAGGCTCGAGACGCTGGGCGGCCTGGATGACGGTGTCGGTCACGGCTTGTAGTCCTGGTCGAAGGTCGCGGTCAGCTGGTACCGGCCAATCCCCATCGGAACCAGCGTGTACGTCTCGCACGCGTAGTTGCCCTGCACGCCGCCAGGCGGTGTCCAGTAGAACGTCTGGCCGACGTGGGCGACCAGGAAGTCGCGGATCGGCAACACGTCGTCAGCCGCGCCCTGTTGCCCGATCCACGAGAGCGGCCACGACTGCATGTGCGTGCTGGCCACGGGGCCATCGGCGGAACGCTGGCGGTAGCCGTCGCCGAATTGCACCTTGCGGGCGCGCAGCGTGCCGGTACCGCTCGGCCCGACCAGCGGGATCCATGCGGCGTTGAAGGTGTCGGTCATGCGGGGGCTCCCATGCGCAGCGTCTTGTAGATGTCGCCACCGGGCTGCAGGCCGCGGGACATGACGCGCCGCGCGGCGGTCTCCATCTCGGCGGCCATCTGCTTGCCGAACTGCGTCAGCGCCTCGGTATGGCTGTTCATCTGGGTATTGCCGTTGGCGTCCTGCACGACGTTAATGCTCACGTTGACGTTCGTCGGCGCGCCGCTGGCGGACGACGTCGAGCTGCTGCCGCCGGCGGGGATGACGTGACCGCCATCGGCGCCCATCAGCAGGTAGCTGCGGCCGCCGCTGACCAGCATCTCGGGCTTGCCGCCCTCGGCCACCTCGTACAAGTTGCCGCCCTGCACCGGGCCGCCGGAAGCGCGGCCGCCGGCTACCGGGATCGTCGACATGCTGGACTGGTAGCCGGCGATGTCGCCGCTGACCGAGCTGTCCATGTTGGCGCCGATCGAGCTGTTCGACATGATCGGGCTCTGCATCAGGAACATGCCGAGGATCGACTGCAGGATCTGCGACTCGACCACGCGTAGCTCCATGCGCGCCAGGTCGGTGAGCACGCTGGTCACGAAGCTCTTGAAGCCGAACTTGCCGGTGGTGACGAACGTGAGCAGCGCGTTCTCCATAGAGGTAAACGCGTTGGCGAACAGCTGCTGCGCCTCGGCCGCGGCGTTGGCCGACTGGTCGACGTAGTCCTGCATCGCCGCGCGCGCGCCGTTGTGCCAGTCCGATTGCAGGGCGTCGCGCTCGGCAAAGTAGGTCTTGTCCGCGGCCAGCTGCTCGCCGAGGGCTTTCTTGTACTCGGCGACTTCCTTGGCGTACAGGTCGTCGGAGATTTCGCCCTTCGTGTTGGCCTTGCCCGCCTGGGTAATCAGGTCGTCGTACTGGCGCAGCGTGGCCTGCAGCGCGGCATTGTCGGCCGATTCTTTCGTGCCCTGCCCGATCGAGGCGAGCACGTCGCCGTGCTTGCGCGAGGACTCGATCGACAGGCGCGCGAGGTTTTCCTGCACGACGGCGAAGGCTTGGGCTTCCTTGGTCGCCTCTTTCTGCGCGGCGGCCTCGTCGGTCAGGTCAACGATGCGCTGCTGCTTGGCGATCGCCTCGGCTTTCTCGGTTTCCGACAGGCGCCGGAACGCGGCATTGCCGCCGGCGAGCATCACGTTCAGCGCTTTCTGCGCCGAAGTGGCCTTGCCGTCGCCGTCGACCTGGTCCTGCAACGACTGCAGCTGACCGTCCTGGCTGGCCTTGAGGTTGAGGTACGCCTGCTGCTGCTCGCGCGCCGCGGTCGCGCCTGCGGTCGCTGCTTTCTTGGCGGCCTCGGCGTCGTCCGCCATACCCGCCTGCTTAAGCGGCTTGGCGAAAGCGGTCTCGAGGTCGGCGATAGCTTTCGCCGT